AGCTGTCATAACACTTTCCAAAAATGGTTTGCTTCCAAATTTTGCTGTTGAATCTTCAAAGTTTGTCATTTATATCTCCTTATAACCATGTGACCTGCATTATTACACAATCATCTAATCCAAAATTTCCTAATCCATGCCACGTGTCGCCTTCCCAAGTGTAAGTGTCGCCTACTCTCCAATGTGATTCAATCACATCATCTATTTGTAACACTTGTCCAAAACTCCATTCAGTCATCATAATGATTGTTCTTTTAATTTTATTGTGCATTTCTTCAGCAATATTGTTGAACTTGATAAAAGTGGCATATGAGTCATAGTGTTTCACAATATTATGTCCTGCTGTAAGTTTTAAAAAATTGTAGTTGCTGTCAACGGTTTGATATCTATCTATTATGCTTTGCACTTGTTGTGGCAGTGGCGGTCTTATGCTCATATAGTGTTTGGTTGTTTCTGGTGAAAGATTTATTTTTTTATACATTTCTTCCAATGCAAGTATTTTTTGTCTAGCAGGAGTGTCCCAAACATCATCTTTTGGAATGCCATCAGTCATTAAAGTTTCTTGCCATTGGAATTTATTCCAAAATCTATCGGGCCAAGTCACAACAATATTATCTTTTGTGTGCATCATATCTCCTTAAACAGGTTGTTAAATTGTGTTGAAGCATTTACTGTTTTTTTGCCTATGGCTCCTCTAGTGCCTATAATACTCATCCAATACTTTGAATACTCTTCAATTATAGCATCTGCTGTAGATCTGTCATCCGTTGCAAATATGGCTTCAACAATATCTCTGAACATGATCCTATCAAATGTTTCGTTGATCAACATATTTGGTATTTTTCCTTGCTCATATTGTCTGTTGGCTTCTTGCACTGCATTGATGTGCATCCAAACATTGTGTCCCATCATTATTGCATAGGAGAATGAATCCCAAGATGTTTTGCCTTCTTTACCAATCTTATTTAGATCTCCTGGTGCATAGATACAGATGTCTTTTGCTGTAAGTCCTTGTGTGATCGGTGAATCCAAAAAAGAACCATGTTTGCCTTCGCGAACAAATGCTTCTGCAAATGCAGTGGTGTCTGTGGATAACTTCTTGTCATCAATTGAAGGAACCATTCTATACACCCACTTGGATCTGTCTTCAGTTTCTATCTGACAGTAGATTTGACCATTTGCTGTTGCAAGGAATGGTGAAGCACAATCAAACGTTACAGTAAAATTAGGATTGTGATGTTTTCTTACTGCCCGTTGTATATCTGTTAGTAGTGTTGCCCATTCAAGTTTTGATGTGCCTAGGAAGTGCATGTAATCATGGACACCCTGTTCTAGCAGTCCATCAAAACGCAGTGCAACCAATCTTTTTAAAACAAGATGTATGTCGCACATGTTTTGGCCACCCATACTCCATCCATTAAAGTGTGTGTCTGGATATTGTTTTGGATCACAATACTTCTTCATGCGTTCATACCAATCATCTGCTTCTGTGTGATTTTCACCTTGCAATACGTTTAAGAACTTACATGCACCTGAACGATGCTTCATAAAATATTCATTGTTGATGTTTGTGGCTTGGCAGGCTTCTTCATAGGTTGTGATGCCAGTTGCTTTTTGTCCTTTGGGAGAACGAGCCACCCAGGCAGGAATATCAAGTATCATGCCATAGTCCATGTAGGCATCCATCCAAGCAAGGACCTGCTCACGTTTCTTTTGTGCTTTAGGACATGACGGATCTTTCCAGTCACCTTCCCATACACCTTTACCTATTTGAAATCCTCCTGAGTCACCAAGAGCCCATGATGTTGTTCGATCACGTTGACGAAACATGTCTTCTTTGGGAGAATCTCTGTTAATGTCTAAGTCGGCGTGACCCGCAGAATACAAACACCATTTGTATTGAAACTGTCCTTGTGTTGGATTTAAAAAGTTTAAGCTTTCTACTCCATGTGTAAAGTTTGCTGGAATACGAGGAGTTTCAACATACTCCATTGATCTTTGTTTGCCAATAAATGTTGCAAAAAATCCACTTACTGCTGGGAGAAACACCGCATAGTCTTTTTGTTCAGCAGTAAGGTTTGTGTTCATTTACTTGCTCTGTGCAGGTAAGATGTATTGATATTTGGCCATGCCTGAATCAAGTGTAATTTGTAATGCACCATCATCTGAAAAAGACATTTCGCAATCAGCAGTTTCTATTAGTTTAAGAATCTGCGTGACTTGCGCCACTGGCCATGCCCAAGTTTTGTCCAATTTGCCAGTGATGCCTGTTGCAAATGTAAATTCACCGCCGTGTGAAGATGCATCACCAAATTTAAATTTAAGTGCATCGCCATCAGTGAACACAGTAAAAGTGTTTTCTTCTGCATTAGCTTGTGCTTGAAAGTTAAGTCTTTGCACATCTGGCATGGTTGGCTTGATAGTCACATGCCAATTGACACCTCTAAATTTTACAGATTTTAATTTTTCGTTTACTATTTCAGCATTCATAAAGCGATAGTCATTTTTAAAATCTTTGCTGTCATTTTCAAAATGTAATCCTACTGGCACAGTTTCTCCGTTGCGTTCTTGTGTATTGACTGTGATTTGTGCATTGTCTTTATACACAGGCAGTTTGAGTAAAATGTCAAGTTTGCCTAAATTTGGCATGCCGAATGTGCCTTGAAATTCATTCACTGAACTTTTCATTTCAGATTTGACCACAACAGATCTATCTTCTGCCATGGCATCTAGTTCAGTTTTTTTGTCATCGCCAACAATTTTCACAAGGTCAATAAAGCCTAGCGAATGTGTGTGCTTAACAATATCTTGTAGTGTATCTTTCATGTTTGTTTCTCCTTGTTAAATTATATGTGTAATTAGAGCTAAAGTCAATAAATTTTTTCAAAGTGGCGTGATCTTTGTTAGGTGTGATTTGACACTTGTTTTCTCACCTGGTTTGGTTAGAACCACAAACGAATACATGTCATCTATGTGGTAAATGTCCGATTGCAAATCATTGTCTTCTGCACATTTTTTTATTATTTCTTCATTTACATATGTAATTTTATGATCAATAAACTCTTTCCATTCTTTATCTCCGTCGCCATCTGCAAAATGTATAAGTGCTTGCCCACCTGATCTCAACACATTTTTACAGGATCTAATTAGATTTGATATCTGTTCTAAACTATAGTATGGCACTAGATCAAGAGCAATCAAAGCACCAATCTGATTGTGTGGCACATGGTGATCTTCAATGTGACCTGTGTGCTGTAATGGTTTCAGCCTAAACATTGAAGCATTCGCACGTTTAGTTTTTGCTGTCTTTTCGTTGGTGTAATATTTTATTTCTTTCAATGATACATGATTAGACAACACATACACAAGTGTAGACTTCACTGACTGATACACATATTGATAGTTGTTGGCTATTAACCAGCACCAAGGAAAACGCCAGTCACTTTGTCTTCCAATCCAATTTTCGATAAACTTTTTCACTGCACTAGGATGAGTGACAGAAAGATATTTTATATGCTCTTCAGTGAATCCAAATACAGATTGTGCTTTGCCTTGATCTTCAACCAAAGCATTTATTTTTTTGTCAGTGCCAGATAATACTTCTTTGGCAATGTTTAATGATTTTTCCAATTCATCTTTTACTCCAGCAAAATCTTCATCACATGCTTCTGTCAGCACTTTGATTGCATGTTTAATTTGTCGTCTTGAAACCATTACCCAAATAACTTATCAAATGTGTTGTCTGCATCTGAAGCTCCTAGATCCCAATCTAAAACGCCGATCAGGTTGTCTAGTTTTTTGTTTATCAGTGTTGCTTCCATTTGGTCATCAGCAAACGGCAGTTCTTTGAACCAATCAGGAATACGCAGTTCATCAGTTGGATAAGCAATTGAAGTGTATCCCATCGGGTTGTCACGCAGTTTGCACACAATACATTTTTGTCCATCAATGATGTCCATGGAGTATTTGTCGTTGTAAACTTTTTTCAGTGTGTTCCAATTGATAGCCGCTCTCACATGTCCTGGCATGTTAATTTTGCCTTTACGTTTTTCACGCGAGTGATATTCAGTGAGCTTGTTTACACGTCTTGGAGATCCTTTTTCCCAACCTGGCATTTTCTTAAATTCTAATCTAAAGTCCGCTATAAAGTCCATGACCTCTTCTTCTTCGGATCCAGTCAGCACCTTGTCTAATATGTCAGACAAAAAGTCTTGTATATAGGCAGGCGTGTCAGAACGTTTCAAATCAAGGCCCATTGCTTTGATCTTATCAACAGTTTCGCCTTCAAGATCATATATCTTCATAGCATATCTTTTCTTTGTGATAAACAATCCTTTGGAACCAACTGCTTCTCTACCCGCCGCAATCAGTTTGCCATAAGCAGAAGGACAATTAAATCCAGTCAACATGTATTTGGGGAATGATTTGTTAACTTCTTCGGCCACAGAATCATACAGTTGTGTCACTGACTCTTTGCTCCAAGGCACGTTGCCTGCATCTATCTCAGCCTTAAGTGGTTGATATGCTGAGAAATACACAGAATCTGTGTCGCCATATATTACACTTTTGCCTCTGTAATCATATTCGCCACATATAATTTCATTTGTTTTCGATGCCATATGTTTTGTGATGCATCTGCCTGTAAGTGTTGTGGATTGCCCAATCCTTGTGTCAAAGAATCTACAACCAGGATTAAGAATAGCACCATACAAACTGTTTAAATTAATTTTCTTAACAAGTTGTCTCTTGTCCCAAAATGCAGTTTCTACTGCATTGTTGGCATCAATGGCTTTCTTCTTTTTGGCTTGCAATTCTTTGCGATCTGCATACCACCTCTCCAACAGACCAGGAATCACTCCTGCAAATTCATGTGTGAATATTGTGCCATTTGCAGAAAGAAACCATGGCTGATCGTTGTTGAATATCAATTCATACACTTCTGCGGCACTTAATATATTTGACTCACCATTCTCCCAATCAATACTAATGCTTTGTGCTCTGTCTTGTCGCATCACTGCTTGGTATTCAAGCGATCCAAACTCGCCTTCCCATGCACCTGCAAATGATCTCTTCTCCATGGTCATTCTGCGTTCAATTTCTTCATCTGTCAGTGTTTGTCGCAGTTGTCCTACAATAGTTTCAGGAGCCATGTTTAATGCTCTAATCACAGAAGGATACAGTGAATTGATGTCAATTGATCCAATCCAATCATGCAATCCTTTTTTAGGATATGCCACATAGGCACCTGCCGCTGGATCCGAGCCTGGTTCACGTCTTACTCTGTCAGGCACAACCATGCCACGTCTGTGTGCTTCATTGATGATGCCTTGTTCAGTCACTGCCACAGCACCCATTGTGGTTTGTATCAACACAGTGTTTTGATGTGCTAATTCATTGGACAGTGCAATAAATTTAAGTTTGTCATCAAGTCTACCCAACAGTGCCACGTCTTGTCTGTTGTATTCAATAAACTTCACAAAATCTTTATTATACAATGTATCCAATGTGCCTTCATATGGAGTTTTTTGTTCGCCAAGTTCCATCTTAGAAATAAAGTCTAATGCATATGAATGACGTTCTTCATATGTGTATTTTCTATACAGTTGCATATAATCCAAATGCACTCTGCCTATGATGTCATATGTGACTTCTTCGTTGCCAAATCTTTCAAACAGTCTTTTGCGTGGGAATGTGTTCCACAAACACAAACGTCTTGTGTCATCTTTGGACATTACTTTTTGTATTCTGTTAACTGTGTATGGAATATCAAAACCTTCAGAGTTCCATCCGCTTAATACATCAGCATCTTCACAGATTGTAATAAACTTGTCCAACATGTCTGCTTCTGATTCACACAGCATGGTGTTTTCAAATTGTTGTTCTATGATTTCTGGATTAGGAAAGTCTTTGGGAGGAATAGCCAGTGTGATCAATTGATCCAACCATTGCAAATACACAGTGATCGAAATAATTGGCGCCCATGCATCTGCTGGCTTGGCATAACCTTTGTTGGGATCAAAGTCAACCTCGATGTCAAAGAATGCAACCTGTAGTTCTGGAGCGTCTTTGTTCAAATAGTTTTCTTCCAAACAACGGAATATTGGATTGATATCAGATTCATACAGGCGTTTGCCTGACTGCATGTGAACTTCTCGCTTGAATTCTTTGCCTGATTTGGTTGCTATGCGTGACACAGGAGTGCCATACACTGACTTGAACTTGCCTTTCGGATCATCATAGTATGCCACGTATCTAGCAGGATATTCCACATACTTTCTTTCACCTTTGATGCGTTCAACCACAGATATTTTGTCTGCTTCTCTGTCAAACAGTGCGTCTACATAACTCATAATTTAATATAACATCTTTCTATTGTAATTCATAGTGTTGAGTAATAATGTTTATACCACCAGACCTAAGAAATAAACCACATTTAAGCACAAACTGAAAAAGAGCAAACTTTTTTCCTTCCATAGAAATCCAACCGTGGCCCAACAAGTATTTCCAATCAAAAAGAAATAGTGATGTATATACAGTTCAGGAATAAAACTAGACAAACATGCCGCAAACAACACAATCGACGTGCTGGTCCATGCTAGCCATTGGTATGGCTTTTGCATTATGCCTTTTTAGCAATGGCCAGAAGTTCTTCTAATTCTTCAATGTCGTGCTTTTCAGCCGCTAATGATTCTTTGAATGCTACTCCAATTGCTTTCGTTAACAGTGCTGGTTTGATTTCAAGTTCTTCTGCTACTGCTTTGACTGTGTCTCGCAAGCCATCTGATAAGTCCTTGACTTCTTGTTTTACTTTGATCCCGCTTTCGATCACGTGTTTTACTTTTGCTTGTTCTTCTGAATTAAGTGTTTTCATAACAACTCCTTTTAAGAATTATACAATATAAAATTGAAAGTGTCTATTGTTTTTTGCTGGCAGTGAGATCAAAATATCTTTTGCCTGCTCTGATAGTGTGTAAGGACAATCCACGAGATCCAGGTGCTTGTGGTTTTTTCTTTTGATCAGGTGTTTGTATGACTTCTTTGATCTTCATGCTAATATTTATTTTATCCATGCTCCCACACGACCATGTAATTCAGGGTAGTCAATATATTTGTAGCCTTCAGGAGCAGTGGTGTTTTGTCCATGCCACACAGGAATAAATTCTGTGTTGCCCCAATCAAAATCAGGATTACGTCTTAGATGTATCTCTATTAATTTTCCGCCTATGTATTCACAGCACATGTGTTGGTATTTTTTTGCTAATGGTTTTATCAAGTCAGGCAACTCTATAAATTGTTGAACTTTGGTCCACTTGTCCCATTTTGTGAATGTGTCTTTTGATTTGTAGCCTTGCACACTCAATATTGGTTTGCCCCATTCATAGTCTATTGATAGATGATCGCCTTCAAATATTTCACACCAAAATTTTCCTGGGTCTAAATGGTCAGTCCAATCTTTCACAGTCAAGTATTCTATGCTGGTGCCTAGTCCCAACCCCACACAATTGGTAATAGGACGCACAATGTAGTGACCATCCTGTGGCACATCAACTCCAGCTGGGCCACACACATAGCCTAATTTTTTTGACAGTATTAGTTTGTCAAATATCCATAGATCATCTAATTCAGTGTTTAGCCAAGCAGTGTCTTCGTGAGTGTCTGGATTGTTTACCAGTTGCGACATGACCAATATCTTGCTTTGGTCTTTGGTCCTGGATTATCGCAGTTGTGTCTTGCACGGAACGATCTACGTCTAGCAGGATTTGACTTCCTAATTTTCATAGTTTTTTCGCCTCGTTTTTTAGCACTAGTGCCACCATGGCCAAAATTAACTTTTTTGATGTTGCCTGTTTTTGGATCTTTGACATAAACTTTAAATTTTGAAACATCTCCGCGTGTTGGCTTGTTGAGTTTTACTTTTCTGCCTCTATACTCTGCTTCTAAAGTGTTTAACAGTTTGCCAGCTATCTCATCGGTATACACCAGTATATTGTTGCCATGCACTTCTATAATAGGAGTGTCTATTGCAAGTGTGTCATCGAATTCAAAGGTCAATACATCTCCAACTGCAGGATTCTGTATTTGATATTTTACTTCGTCAAAGTTCATTATTTGCTCTCAATAATATTTATTATGTCTTGCACAGTGACGATTTTTTCTACTTCACTGTCGTCGATGATAATATCAAGTTTCTTTTCAAGTTCCATTACAATTTCTACAGCAGTTAAGCTGTCTGCGCCTAGATCATCGATCAGTCTTGCTTCAGGCTTTATTTTATCAACATCGTCAGTTAAAACTTCTTGTATAACTTTATAAACTATTTCGCTCATTTTTTCCCACGTGGCTTGTTGCTAACATTGATGGCCTTGCCTTTTCTTTCTGGATTTTTATCTTTGGAACGTTTTCTTCTCACAGCTGCCGCAATGGCTTTTTTGCCACCTTTAGCTCTAAGAGATGCCGCTCTGGCTTTGGACAAGCACTTGGGTTTGCCTTCACTGGCTTTTCTGTCTCCACACTTGCCAATACGTTCGCCCTTGGTGTTGTAACGATCCCAACCACCGCCTCCTGCTCCGCCTTTTTTGCCTTTGCCAAACCATGCTCTAAGTCCTGCGTGGCTTGATTCATCTAGTAAACCTAAATCATCTAATTCATCTGCTATCCATACATAAGGATCACCGTCTCTGGCTTTTTGTGTGCCATATGGCATTTCGCCTGTGGCACTAAAATAATCAAACAGTTCACGGTATAATTCATCAAAGTCTATAAGGTCAGCACCTTGTTTTAATTGTGCATACTCTTTAGGAAATTTTGCCAAAATACTTTGTGGTGTTTCCTCTTCGTCTAGTAACTGATAATTTTCTTTGAAGTATTCGACTGCTTGTTGCTCGTCATCAAACAGTTTGACCGGCTCATTGAACTTGTCCACTACAAGATATCTGTCTTCACGTTTCACACAGTTTGGCACACGTTTGCCAAACATGGTTTTAAATCCTTTTCTTTCGTAACCTTTCCAACAGCGAGTGCCTTCATCCATTTGTTCTTCCATGTCTTTGTAGAAAGGATTGCTAGGATCAGCATCTTTGGATCGGTCTTCCCACCATTCATTTGAATATGTTTCGCCATTCTCAAACATTTCTTTCATGCCAAGTATACGTTTTTCATATTCATCTTTTGTGGCTTCTGTTCTTCCTGCCACAACGTCCAACACAAAGTTTAAGGTAACAGCATTGGCTGTAAGTGATCCACATCTTGCACCAACTTCGTTTTTTAAATGATCAATCAATATCGACCCTGAACACTTGGCCAATTCATCTGACATGTCTTCTGGCACTTCAAGATCTATATAACAGTAAATGAAATCATAGTGTGGTGCTGGTGATCCATGTAGGATATACTCATCACGGTTAACAATTCTTTTAAATCCATCCTTGTGGTGCCACACTGCTTGTTCATCTGTAAGTTCATCTGGAGCACCAAATGTTTTTTCTAAATGTTTAGAATACTTGACAGGATACTCGTGATCCCAATTGGCGTAGCCTTTTTCAGCTTCATCGATGATATTGATAAATGGTCTTAGGTTCATTTTTTGCTTTTGTTGCCCCAGTTCTTTGCGCCTACTTTACGGCAACGAACAAGTGCACCAGAGGCATAGGCAGATGGCCAAACTTTGTATCTTGATTTAACTTTGTGGTAACATGCATCTTTCTTCTCTGCAAGTTGTTCAAATTCTTGTTCAGTGATGGCTTTACTTTCACTGACTGACTCGTCCATGTTTTTAACTGCATCAACATGGCTTTGGATGTAGTTGTGTTCTTCTTCCATGTCCATCATCTTTGCCATGGCCATGATTTGATCAGCAAGGTTTTGCATCATCACAACATATTGTTCATCAACCTTTTTCATCTCCATAGCATGCTTTTCCATATAGAACAGCGTGTCTTGTAATTTGACAGAACGCTCTGCTAGATCCATGTTTTTGAATTTGCCATCTTTGTATAAATCTGTTGCTGACGGACACATATCAAAATGTTTGGTTTGATATGATCCAAATTGTATTTCACCCTTGTCTTCATGTTCGTCTTCTGACATGCTTTGTTCTTTTAACTTTTGTTCTAGCATGTCTAGATAATCTCTTGTCTTTTTAATAATCTGTTCCAGTGTGTGTTCTTGACCATCGGATGTTTTAAACTTGGTTCCTGGCTTGGCTCCTTGTGCTTTGAGTTGTCTAACTTTTTGTGCAAACTCATTGCCATCCATTAAGTCACTGATGTCTTTGTAATCGGGACTGTTTACTTTGTCCCATATTTTTGCTTTGCCTTCACCATGCTTTGCAACAAATTGTTCTTTGTTCATTTTAGTGGCATCATCTTCCAAATCCATGAGATAATCTTTTACAGCACCTTCGTTGGTGTCTCCACGCATTTCATCTTGCACTCTGTCCCATATGTCTGCATTTTGAGATCCATGTGCTTTAATAAACTCTTCTTTGCTCATTTCAGCTGCATCTGCTTCCATGTCCAGCACCATATCTTTTACCTTGCCTTCATCAACTGCACTTTGTTCGCCCATCAAAACTTTTACTAATTTAGAATTTGCAAATGATTCTGATTTTTGACACAGTTGTTCAAGATAAGTGCGAGGCAACATGCCTTGTGATCTTGCTTCATCAGCAATCATTTTTTCAAAATCTACCAGTTTGGATTTGGCAGACTGCTTATGTTCTTGTTCTTTTTGGATGTTTTCGATTAGTGATGATAAAATGCTCATGATGCATTATTTATTTGTGATATCAACCATTTGATTTGGCGTGATTTGTATCTTGTTGGCCTTAAAACTGCGGGCACCTGTGTTTTTGATCTGTATGAGTGTAGGCTCTGTGTTAAGGGTTGGCTCAATGCGAAATTTATTGTGGTTTACAGTGTCATCTAACATAAGTTCGTTGTTGATGTATAATCTTAGCGATGGCTTATGATCACTAACGATCTTGATCATCTTTTCAATGGTGAGCCAAAAATGGATACATTCATATCAAGAGCATTGTCTGTTGGTTTTTGTTTCTTTGATTTTTTGTGTTTAGGAGATTTTGTACCGGATTTTCCAGGTGATCCTGTGTATGACTTTTTAAATCTATCTGGATTTGCAATGTGTGGATTGGCCACTGTGGCAATATTACCAGCTGATGTGGCTCCTGCTGTGGCTTGCTCAAAAATTTCGTGCATTTTCATACAAATATTTATAGTTTAAAGTCGTTCCAATTGAGAATTACAGCAGGATAAAAGATTAATGCATCAAAGACAAAGTTCAAATATTGTTCTGCGTTAGTTATTTTTTTGACCCGCATCAACTGATCAATTGGAATAGTAATTTTTGTATTGGTAGATTTTGTAAGCGTGACAAAGTTATTCTCTAAGTCAAATTCAACATGCTTGAATATGTTTACATTAGGCCTAATATTGTGAGTAAGATTTTTATTTTTTATGTAGAAACAAGCATACCCAGATCTAAATTTGCTTACCCAACTAGCATTGATTTCAACATATCTATTTTTAGAATGCGTGTCTATCCAAAATCTATTTGATTCATGTGCTAGATTGGATTCATGTTTAAGTTTTATTTTATTAGGCTTTAGAACCTTGTCATGTTTGTCCACCCCAAAAAGTGAGCCAGTGTATGGAATAAATTCCCAAGGAGTATCTTTGTGCCATGAGGTCTTAGTAAACAAAAACTTCATAGCATATTTGTTTGGGACAGTGTTCCATGACGTTCTAGAAAGGCTGCCAAGACTTACAAAAAAACATTTGCACCAATTGTTTTTATTAGACAGCATCTCAAACTGTATATCCTGTTGATATTTTAAAGGAACATGCACAGTCTCAATTGCAGATTCACAAATAACTTCTTCTATTATTTGTTCACGATAAAACACTCTTATAACAGTATGCTGACTTGGTTGTTTTACAAGGAATATAAAACTTAGGAAATATTCTGGTTGTGGCAAATCCTTTATCCTATTGTAATTTTTAATATGATCATTCATACTAAAATTTAATTATTTAGATTTCTTACGGCCAGATTTCATGTTGGCACACCAGTGATACATTCTACCACGTTCGCCTCCATATTTTCTTGCTTTGGCTCTTAGTGATGCCACTGATCCTTTACAAGATGCTCCGGAACGTTTGACTCTGCCAGGACGTGATTTGCCTTTGCGTTTTTTGTCAGCAAAGTTTTCTCCAATATAGTATGGTGTTCGCTTCATCCACACTTCGTATTCACGTCGGTACCATTCGCCATCATCACCTTGCAATCCATATACCCATTCGATCATGTTGGTGAAATTGATAACAGCATCTTGTGGTTTAAAATCTTTTTCAACTAATACAAAGTCGCCTTTTTTGAAACCCATGTCGCCACGCATCATGCTCTGCACAAAGTTTTTGGCGCCACGTTTGTCATAAGCAAATGGCACAAATTTTTCATCTGTAGGTGGTGTGTCTTTTTTCACGTACCTATATAATTTCGTTATTCCTGAAAAGTCAGTGAAAGATGGATGTTCATTGCGTATGGCAAGTATGTTTGATATGGTGTCTTCCAGTATGGCATTTGATTCGTAGTAGTCTCTGATGGAATCTTGGATGTCATAATAACGATCTTCGCCATACTTTTTAATCATCTTGGCTTCCCACTGTTCTTGCGAATCTTGTTTTTCATTCATCTTGTTGTTGCCAACATTTCTAAAACCAAATCTGTTGTTTGGGCCTTTGCCAGGTTTGTGTATCAGCCCCATTGGCTTAGCAGTGTGAGGCATGATAATAAAGTCAACAATGATATCTTTTATTTTCATTTTTTATTTTTTGCTTTTGTTTTTTTCTTCATTGAGTTGATGTATTTTCGATATATGGCAGCTGGTCCTGCTTTGCCTGCCGCTTTGGCTCGTTGCTCCATGGCCACTGCGGCTTGAATCTTGTGTGCATGTGATCTTCCGGATTTCCTAATTTTACTCACACTGGATCTTGCTGTGCTTTCATCTTTGAATCCAAGTCCATGAATGGTGCCTTTAGGGTCTTCATCAGTGTATAGATCAGAGTGCTTTTTGCTTTTTCTCTTTTGTCCTTTTTTGCGTGGTATACGTTTATGTTTGCTTTCGGCAAGGATTTCTATTAATCTCATTTTTTCTTCCTTCCCCTAAAGCCAGCACCAGTCAAGTATGGGCGTGAAAACCATAACTTAAACCAATCTTCAGACCCTGGCTGTATTTTATTTTTTCTTTGTATTCGTGCTTTTTCTGTGCCTGTGATGGAAATGTTTTCCTTGGGCTGATCAAAATTGTTTATTCCAGCAAGTTTTTTAAGTTCTTCTATTGTCATGATCTATCATATATTTAATCAATTCATTGGCCCATACTCTGTGTCCCTGTGTGCTAGGATGATAGTCTGTAGGACTCACATAGCATTTGTTATCTTGGCAGTATTGAAAATGACTGTATGAAGGTCGGAAAAATTTGCTAGTGTCCACACACTTCCACAGTGTTTTACTGTCTGCTGTTTCTGTGATAACATTGTTTAGGCCAAAATACATCATGTATTTTATATTGTTTGTTTTAAAATATGTTTGTAGATCAAGAATGTTTCTAAGCACAGACAGTGATTCGTGTTCTACATCATCATATCCTGGCATCACATCCAGCACATCTCTGTTGTGATATGACCTCCAAGTGGTGCTTTGCAGTTTCATTGGCTTGTATCGATCATTGGTTACATAATCAATACGGCCAGCTTGTGTCCATTCTATCAATGCAACTGTGTTTTGTTTTTGATCAGGAAAGTTTTCAAAGTGTATTTTTGTTGTAACAACTATTCTGTCGTTTCCTCTGCCACCACGTGCTAAATTTGTTAGGTTTAGATTAAAATGTTTTGCAACCATTTTGCCAACAAAAGAAGGCACATCGCCTTTTGGATTGGGTGTATTGAATGAACAACCGTTGACTAAAAGATGTTTATGCATCTAGTAATTTATTTAGAAATTGTTAACAGTAAACTTATTTAGACTTGCTTTTGCGTCTGCCTGCACAGTGAGCTCGCTGTGAAAAGCCTTTGGGATTGGAACAGTTTATGGATTTTTTGTATTTGTTGCTCCACTTCTCCAACAGTTCAACTGTGTAGAGTTGGTGTAGTTTCATTATTGGAATCTTCTAATATTCTAATAATCCAAGGTCTTGAAGCATGTCATCAACTTTGTTCATGGTTTCTTCACCTTGCCATTCGGCCATGATTTTTGTGATGTCATCCTGCATGGCTTTGCTTATTGGCATCATCTTTAACACTTGGTCATGATCCATACTATCCGCTTTGTCATCGCCAAATTTATCTTTCACTGCCGCGTATTCATTTTCTTCATAGGCATCTGACATTATGCCTGTGTCTGTCCACGCTTTGATCATGCCAAATACAAGATTATCATAATTGTTTGATTGATACTTGCTGTATTTGTATCTCCTTCCTCTTCTTCCTCAGATCGGAAGAGCCCACGCC